TAGAGTATAATATACATATTATGAATAAAGATAGGATTATACAAAGAGAAAGAGCAAAAGCAATCCTTAGGGAACGCAAGGCTCAGGAGAGGAAAGCCGAACGCAAGAAGTTATGGAAAGTTCTTAAATGGCACCCACTTCCTTGGTTAGTTCTCGCAATATCATTAGTTTATATATGCGAGGCGTTAAAAAGTTGAAAAAACTTCTTGACAAAAGATACCAAGCCAGAGTATAATATATATATTATGAAATGGAATTTACTAACAATTTTTACAAGCAAAGGAGATGAAATGGCAACAGTAAAAAATTATTCAGAAAAAGATGTTAGCATGATGATATCAACATATCAAGCAAACCCAACTAGAGACACAGTTGACATGTTAGCAGAGAAGTTAGGCAAAAATGCAAGAAGCGTGATTGCTAAACTTTCAAGAGAAGGTGTCTATGTCGCTCAACCAAGAGTGACCAAAACAGGTGAGCCTGTAGTGCTAAAATCAGAGTTCGTAAACAGAATTCAAACAGCACTCGGTATCGAGATACCTAGCATTGCAAAAGCAACAAAAGCCGATTTGCAAAGACTAGCAGACCACCTCGAAGCACAGTAGTGTTTCGACTCGCCAAGGGGGGTTGTTAAAAATAGTTTAAAAAACTTCTTGACAAATCCCCAAAAGCCGAGTATAATATACTTATATTTTGAAAAAAGAACAAAACAAAATAACAACAGCGACCGACACGCTTCAAATGTCGGGGGTAGTAGTAGCAACCCGAAAGACTACTCGGGAGTTTTGATGCTCAACACATGAGATACTTTAGCCTCGTTAACGCAAAAGAGATAGTGATGTGTTCGCAGACGGGACTGCGTAAAGAAGGCACGGAGTGGTAGACATTCAGTAAGTCCAAAGTAAGTCCAGCAATGGCAGTCGGCAGTAAGCAGTTAGTTCTACACTCTCCTTTCCTAGTCGGCAGACTTAAAACCTTCGGGATTACGCAGTATTACAGAAGTGAAACAGTAAATCTGCGCGTGATTGAACGGGTGGATACAACGAAAATATCAGACGAACGCAAGAAAACAAACCAATTCCTTGGTAGCAACTTGCAAGTAGCAAACCTAGTGTGGCAACCATAGCTTGAACGGCGTTGCAGTTACTCCAAGTGTATCTGAACTAACTTGGGAGTTTGTTGGAGTTCTCGACCAAACCAACACTTTCGGGCGAAGAAGTTTACAGAGCCAAGCAACACAACTTAAGAGTGGCATGGGCGTATAGAGAACTTCATCGCTAACTGCGAGGTTAGTCGATAGACGAGTGGGGCAGTTAGCACTATTAAAAACAAAGAGGAGATTAGCAATTAATAAATACACTGATTGCAACCTTAGCAATTAATAAATACACTGATTGCAAACTGCAGGCGTGGAAACAGTATAAAAGCTACGCATTAACATACAAAGGAGAGACAAGCGAAGATAGGTGTTAGATTAAATTCCAACTAACCTTCGCAGGACTAACCCTAATATGGTATGCTCGCATAAATCGACTTGACTAATTACCAAGCGTAGCGCAAGAAATGGTTCAACGGAAAGCCCAAGGCACATATAAGTATTAGTGGGAAATCTATGCATCGTTACGCAAGGCATAGTAGATGAATGGAGCAGAGCGTGCTTCTAGGAAGGCAACCCTATAATGTTCCACTGGCTCAGGTCGACTACGCCAGTTTAAGTGAGGCAGATTTCATATCTGCCTTTCTTTTTGCCTAACCAAGTTAGACATCAAAATTCTGAAGCTAATCTTAAAATAGTTCTTGACAACACCCTTAGTGCGTGTTATAATATACATATTAAAAAATAAAATAAAAGGAGAAATATCATGGCACAAGTTAATACACAATACTTAGCAATTATGCAACTCGATAGCATTGAGTTGGAAGATAGACGCCACGAGCAGACACCTGAAGGCAAGTTAATTCGCAAAGAACTTACACGCAGAAACAAATGTGGTTATTGGAAAGGCGAATTCCGAGTTCACAAAGGTGGCATAGATGGCGAAGTTCAAACACCAAGTGTCGTAGGCACAGTTAGAATAGTAAGTGGAGGAACTCGTGGCAGATAATAATATACAGCAAGTCGACAGTGATGACGGCTTGCTTTTCTTTCATACGCACAGTGTATGGGAGGCAATGCAAAAGTTAGAAAAGTTCTACGAGTGCAAAATCTATGGAGTGCTAGAACTACAAGAAGTAGAAGAGCATATAGGTATGTATGATGACGAGTATAGTAATAAATCTAAGCAAGATTTATTAGATGCGATTGATTATGCGTATAACAAAGTAGAGGCTTGCTGGGAGTATGAAACATACTTAGAAACCATCATGGAATACCTTGATGCCAAGTAGAAAACCTAACAAGAAATGGGCTATGTTTTTGGAATGGGTAAAGAGTGAAGGTGCTACTACTAAGCACTTAGAACTTTTACTCAGCACATTTCCAGACCATAGGTATAAAAATCAAATAGTAGCAGAATTAGACAGGAGGGCACAATGCCAATTAAATTTAAAGAAAGCGAACGAGTCTACCGAAAAGACGCAAGGGGTAGGCGTATGTCAACTGATAGTCAAAAGTGTAAAGAATACAAGCACTTTTATATCAAAGATGTTCCACTCGCTGAACTTATGGAAGTCATAAACAGCGATAGAAAAACACCAAAGCTTAAGCAGAAGTGTAGAAACGAAGTAGTTAGAAGAGGCTATAAGCTGGTATGGAAAATGCCAGACGGCACAGTATTACCTAAAGAGCACAAAGCACTTAGAGAATACATCAAGCAAGGAGGTGGACTATGCTAGTAGTAAAACTACCACAAAGCGAGTATAAAACCTTTGAGAACAAAGTAGCAATTCTAAAGAGAAATGGCGTTGATGTTCAGTATGAAGTCGCACAAAGAAATAAGCGACTTGTAAAAATTACAATGCATACTCCAGTTGAACCCGAGAAGTGGGACGCAATATGTGAGGGAAGCACTAATGGATAGTTTAACAATATTAGTATTAGTAGCCATGTTTTTAGTGTATATGTATTTTAATGATAACGATAGAGGTGGGTATCAATGAAGAAATGGTTAGACGCTATTTGGGAACCATTTGACAAAGAGGACAGCACAGAATGGGTGTTGCTAGGCTTTGGAATGTTCTGGGTAGCAGTGATACTCGGTATGGGCATAATGGACTTCATATATTATGTCAAAGGATAAATTACCCCCAAATGTCATACCTTTTCCTAATGTGCGAGAGCGCGTTGGGAAAAAGTATAGGCAAGAAGAAATTGAAAGTTTGACACAACTTCTTCGCTTGTGCGATGAAGATATGGCAACTATACTTAACCAAATTGACCAGTTGCAGTTAGAACTCACAAGTCTAACTGCTGACTACGAACAACTAATGGCTAGATTAGAAAAGCTATTAGCTATTGAAGGAGAAGAAAATGATTGATGATTATGCGAGATTCGTAGATACAACTACGAGCAAAGCAAGTAAAAGCACAAGTATACTAGCGAGCAGGTTAGATACTTTATGTGGTGTGACATGGCACAAAGGAAATGTGCTTGGAGAAGAAATGCAAGTAGCAAGATTACTTACTGCTGTTGTAGGAATGATGGCAGAAAGTGGAGAATTTGCTGAGATAGTTAAGAAAAAAGTGTTTCAATCTGATACTCGCTTTACAGAAAGTGAGATATACCACATGAAAAGAGAGTTAGGTGATGTTTTATGGTATTGGGCTCAGGGTTGTTTGAGTCTTGGCTTCACTCCAAGTGAGGTAATTCAGGAAAATATCAATAAATTAGAGAAAAGATACCCTAATGGCTTCGATATTGCTAGAAGCGAACATAGGGCAGAAGGAGATATATAGTGGAAATTCTATGGGACATAGTATATTTTCTATATATGATAGTTGTAAATCTACTGGCAGTTGTTGGTGGCACAGTAGTATATCTATTTTGGGAAGTAGGCCAACGATAGGAGTATAAAAATGACAGTAGTAGAACTACTAAAATTTTTGGTATTATTTGGGGTTGCAACAGTCGTGCTACCCTTAATATTTATAACATTTGACGACTGGTGGAGAAATATTTAATGGCAAATAATGTGCATTATACTGTAAATCTTGACCTAGATAATGGTCAGATTGCATTATTAGAAAAAACAATGAACGCAGTAAAAACTGAAGAAGGTGAAATGAAATGGCTATCCTGGGCAGCAGAAGACCTTCCGATTTACCCTGTTTCCTATAACGAGGACGATTGGTATAATTGGGGTTGTGAGAACATGGGAGCAAAGTGGTGCCATATTGAAGAGTATGCCGATGATTATATAAGTGGCTACTCTGCATGGAGTCCACCTATACCTTTAGTAGAAAATCTAGTGCAGTATATATACGACCAAGTTGGTGGTGATATAAGTGCAAAACTTACATATGAAGATGAATTTAGAAACTTTATAGGATATACTCTTTATTATGTAGAAAATGGAGAGGTAGTTGTAGATGATGACTACATTGATGGAGAAGATTTAACTCATTTAGTAGAAGAAGCGTTTGAATTAGAAGTAGGTAATGAAAACTTTGATTGGTGGGAAGTATATCCTGTCAAGAAAGGGAATTATGCTGGAGAAGAATGGGAACCGCAACAGTATGCTGATGAAATAGTATATCAATATTTTGATGATGGGAGGCTAAACTTACTATGACGCAATATAAAGATATGATAGAGAAAAAACGAAAGCAACTACTAGCAGAAGAATGGGCACTAGGCGTAGAACATATGCATTTACATAGTTTAAATTCTATGTGGTATGAGCCTAATCCAATTAAAATAAAAACTAGAAAAGTAATGGATATTATCTACAATGATGGTAGAATTACTAGAGATGGTTTAGAGATTGTTCCTAGTCAGTTGGAAGGCGATGATTTGATTGACGCTTGGGAAAAGGCAGAACACGAACTTTGTGTATGTGGAGAACGAAACTGCAAAGATGAATATACACATACAACACACGGATATTAAGTATGAAAATGAATACAACTTTAATTGAAATGGACTATGAGAATTATATAAATGATGGACACTCACATAACAGGGCTATAGGAATGATAGCAAAAGAATGGGGAATGTCCCATGAAGAAGTCCAAAATATAATTCAACCCTTCTTACATAAGATGAATGACATAGACCATACAGGAGATTTAGGAGATATAATATGAGTGTAAACTATACACCAGAACAAGTAGACCTAATGATAGAAAAATACAGAAGTAATCCTACTAGAGAGACAGTAGAAAATCTAGCGGAGGATTTAGATAAAAGTATAAAATCTATAATAGGTAAGCTCAGTAGAGAGGGCGTCTACAAAAAGACTGTCTACAAAACAAAAACAGGCGAAGACCCTGAAACTAAAAAACAAATAGTAGAAATTCTAGCAAGCATACTAGAAATTAGTTATGAATCTGTAGCGGGGTTGGAGAAATCTCCAAAGACTGCATTGAAAGTGCTAAGAAAAGCAGTTCAAAAACAAATGGGGCTAATGGAATGACAGCTTGGGCAAAAAGAATAATAGAACTTCTACCAAACACATCTAAAACTCGTGAAGTCATAACGAAAAGAGGAAAGTATTTCTATGTTGAGAAAGAACCTAGAATAAATCCTACACATGGCATGATTGTAACATTATATGACGAAGACGGGTATCGATTTAGCACGAGTGTAAAAAACATTCGTGTTCCACAAGACTAGAGCGGGGTCAAAACACTCCGTTCTGGTGTTTTCATAGTTGTAAATCTACAACAAAATATAATAACTAGGGGAAAATTTGTATATAGGCGTATTAATTTGCGTCAGTCCAATGTAAGTAGTAAATTGAAATAGTCGAAAAAATACGAACGAATTGGGCGTAATTGTAGTAAATTGGTTTTAAAAGTTGAAATTATGAAGAAGTAAATGTGAATCTCTTTACTTTTCATTGGTTGAAGATATAATAGAATAATTATATCAGTAACTCTCTCGCTAAATAATATAAATTCCAAGGTGAGCTCTTACGCTTAGGCGACGAGCTCCTTTTGAAATGAAATTTCATTATAAGCGAGATTCACGAGAAGAGTGATTGGTTTTATGATTTTCTTAATTATCATTTTTTATGATATTATTATACCATGACTTTATCAAAAATGCAAGAAATATTTTTTGGAGGGGTATGATTTGCTGTTTTCGTGTAGCTTGAACTCATAATAAAATATTTTATGTTTGTAATTTTGAAAGTAAAAAATCTTTAATCTCTGCGCTTGAGGTGTTTGCGATAGTCGTTCCAGTAGGATTGTTCCTTTGCTCGTTCACGTTCCTGTCTTTTTATCGCGCTCTTCAGTTTACGCTTTCGTTTCCAGTTTGGCTTTTCGTAGTATTCTTTAGCGCGTAATGCATCTTTGATACCTGCATTGTCACACTTCTTACGAAAGATTCGCAGTGCTTTTTCAAAGGACATATTCTTAGTATTTACACTAGGCATCTATAACAGTATCTCCTACACGATGAAATGTCCACCCACGCTTTCGTAGGTAGTCTATTTGCGAACGAATGGAAGTTGGTGTTCTTCCTAGTTGTCCAACGATAATATTCATAGGTAGCAAGTTGTAATTCTCCTTTAAATAGTTGCGTTCTTTGTCTGTCCATCTTTTACTCATTTATATATTATACTAAATTTGAGAGCAAAAGTCAAGAACTATTTTTAGGTGTGTTGAAAAAAGTTCTTGACTTTTGGTCGTGGTTAGTGTATAATATATTAAATGGAGAAAATTATGGAAAACATTGATTTCGCCTTTTTTATAATCTTGGCAGGCTGTAGTTACTGTTCTTACATTATTGGTAAGAGAGAAGGCATAGGAGCAACCCTTGATTATATGAAAGAGCAGGGCAAGATAGATTTCGAAGATTAGAAAAATAATTCTTGACATAAGGTGAAAAATTTAGTATAATATATGAAATGGGTAGAGAGTTCTATCCATTATTTTAACGCGTCTATACCGAGAGGGTAGACAATTATTACCGTAAGGAATTAGGAGAAAAATTATGAGTATTGATTTAAGTAAATTTTGGCTTGGTTTGGATATGCCCAGTATACCACAGTATACAGACACAGGTTATCCAAGATATAATGTAATTGAAAGCAAAGGCAACTATCGTATTGAAGTCGCTGTGCCAGGCTGGAAGAAAGAAGAATTGGAGATTGTCGCAGAGGGCGAGGAACTCCACATTGCAGGGAAGAAAGAGCAAAAACTAGAAGTGAATGAAAAGTTTGTTCACCAAGGACTTAGTTTAAAGTCTTTTGATAGAAGGTTTATTCTTAATCCAGACTTACAAGTAGAAAAAGTAAATCTACAAGACGGATTACTAACAATCGCTTTGTCTAGAACACCAAATTCCAAGAGAAAAATCTTGGAGATTGATTAGTAAGACTGTCAAACAATTGTAAGTGCCTCCCTTATGAGAGGCACTTCTTATTTAGGAGAAAGTATTGAATACAAGTATGGAGGGTTTATCCCTCATTAAAAAATTTGAAGGGTGTGAATTAGAAGCATATCAATGTTCAGCAGGAGTCTGGACAATAGGTTATGGTCACACAAAGGGAGTTACACCAAGCGACTCAATATCACAAGAAGAAGCAGAACAGATGTTAGTTGATGAACTACATGAGTATGAAAGTTATGTCAATGAATATGTAACTGTAGCTCTATCCCAAAACCAGTTTGATGCCCTAGTATCATGGGTATACAATCTCGGCCCAGCAAACCTAAAAGCGTCTACTATGCTAAAAGTTTTAAATTCAGGCGAGTACGAAGATGTACCAGCGCAAATGAAAAGATGGAACAAAGCAGGAGGAAAAGTCTTAGAAGGACTTATCCGTAGACGAGAAGCAGAGGCTTGTCTTTTTCAAGGCAAGGAATGGTTTGAAATTTAAAATATCAAAAGAGTTATTAGTATTAGCAGGACAAGATGCCGCTAGAAGAGGTATAACTCTAGAACAATATATAGAAGAATTTATAGGAATATTAAATGAAGAAAAAGCTAAAGGAAATGTGGCTCTGGATAGTAAGTCTATTTCAGACGCGCTACAATCTGACAGTAAGTTATAATTCTACTTACGGTGACGCAGATGACCAAAACTTTATAGTAGCAAAATTCTATGCAAAACAAGAAAAATATTTAAAATTTAAAACACATGATGGTGAGATTGTAGAATTAAGAGGTGCTGAAGGATTAAATTATAGGATACAAGAGTTATGAGAAATCCTTTAAAACAGTATGAAAATACAAAAGAATGGAAAGATACTTCAGATGGTTGGGTAAAAACTATGACTCAATCAAAACAAAATAAAGAGGAGTATCAAAGATACGCAAGAAAAAGAAAAAGTCCAATACCTTATAGGGATTGGTTGAGGAATAAAAGATGAATCAAGTTTTTATAGGAATTATATTAGTATTAGGACTAGGTGGATATTGGTTATACCAAGAGAATGTTACGCTCAAAGCAAACAATCTTGCATTAGAGGGAGCAATCGCCACTCAACAAGAAGCACTAGAAACAATGCAAAATGATTTCACACTACAAACAACACAACTGAACGAGATGACAATAAAAAGTCAGAACGCTCAAAGAGAACTGAATAGATATTCAGAATTTATAAGAAACTACGAACTGAGTGCCAAGATAATGGGCGACCCAGTCGAAATGCAAAGGAAGATAAACAATGGAACAAAACACATTATGGAAGACATCGAAGAACTCAGCAATATTGTTGATGACCTTGACGATGGTCTCCAATTGCAGTCTCCTCCCATCGAGGACATTAGAGGTTAAAGCAAAACCGATAGAGAGAACAATAGTTCAACCTATCATGCCTCGGGAAATAGATTTAAGAGAAGTCCTTC